GTTTAAATCCTAGTTTGTTATTTTTATCATTTAATTTACTGGTAATAGCTTTGGTCATATCCTCCTCAATTAGATTCCTAATTTCCAAAACTGTTTTTTCTATGGTTATTATTTTATCCCTAAACGAATTTTTACCTTCAAAATAATAAAACGTTGATTGTGTTGTCCCAGCTGAAAAAAATTCATTCTTACTATCTGTAACAAATTTATCATAAACGGGACCTGAAGAATTTTTTACTGTTGGGTTTCTTTGTAGGTAACTCTGTTCAAAATTAATATCATCAACAGTTATTGGGTACTTAAATGTTTGTAGTGATATGTCAACGGGAACTGTTTTTTGTACTTCATTGACATTTATTGTTACCCTACCGTTTTTACCAAGTACCGGATTGTCGGACAATTTTTTATTATACTCAGTTATGTATCCTTCTAATATGGTTATAGCTTCAGTTCTTAATGTTTCAGTGTTTAATTCTTTTTTAAATTGATATACCTTAACATCTGTGTTTTTAATAACTAGATAATTTGTGGTATCCATAAATTTATTAAACCACGATTCTGTTTGTGACTGAAACACTTTTTGATTGTACTCGTAGATAATTCTTGAATAGTTATCTATTTCGGTTAGTACAGCGAAATTTTGTTTTGAGAAACTGTTTAAAACATCGGTTATGAATAAATCTAATCTGGATTTTAATTGTTTTAGTGTTATCTCTGGGAAATCGTCACCAATTAAACCTTTTGATTTATATTCCGAATAAACTTCTTTTATTTTTTGGTACCCACGACTAACCGTTTTTTTACTGATACTTGATACGTTTGTTTGATTATCTGTCGTTGTGAATTTAACTGTACTAACATTACTGTTGTACATATGTGGTACCGACATTAATGAAGCCCAATTTATATACGAAAGTAATGTGTATTTATAACCATAAAATTTTAATTTAATTACAAAGTTTCCACTGGACGGTTGGAATGTCGATGTGAAGGACTGTAACATTATAGGGTACTTAACCGCTTTACCATAATACCCTTTAAGTGTTAGTGTAAATTGGGGGTATGGTAATTGAAAGAAAGCGGCGTATGGTGAGTTGTCCCCCCCTTCAAATAAAGCTCTACCCTTAACGTCCTCTAATGTAATATCAATAACCGGTAAATAGTCTAGTCCAACTGAAACATTTATGTCAACAATACCAAGTAATCCATTATCAATTGATCCTGGTTTACCGTTACTATACGTTTCTTGTGTAATATAATAATCACCCTCTTTATTTGGGTTTTGTATTGAATTTAATTTAGGTTGGTTCACTCCTTGTCCGGTTAAGGATCCCTTACCTGTTACCTCATCGGTGTATGAATTATCTAAAAATGTTTTAAATCCTGGGTTTAGAAAATTAATTTTACCAACTGAAATTGTCCTAACTTGATCATTAACCGCGGTACCTAACGCTAGTTTAGTTCTTGGTAATACATTACACTCTAGGTTAGCGTAAAAAACTAAATCTTCTTGTTTAACAAATCTTTCCGAAACATTCCCTAAATCATCAATTACTTTATTTGGGTCTATTACGGTTATGTTGTCGTAGTCGTATTCTACTAATATATTTTCACCGTTACCTACCATAATAGAAGAAATGATTGTCTAATTGAGTTTTATAGTCTTGTAAAGAACTTACTAATGGAAATGGAATTGTCAATACTGTACCGTCAGGAATATTACTTTCTAGTCCTCCAAGTTGGGGGTTAGCTGTTTGAATTAGCCATCCAAAGAATGGTGTTCCATAGTATTGTTGGGATATTTTATCTAACCTAGATTGATTAGCTACGTAAATATGTTTTTTATCGGATGACTTTGATGGTAAAGTAATATACGGAACCACGGTTTGTTCACCGTTAATTAAAAATTCATTATATCTGTTATAATATTGTGATCCCATAATTAATTTAATTTAACTTTACCATTAAATGTTTTTTTATCTTGATTCAAATTAAGATTTGAATATAACTCTTTTATTAGTTTATTTTTTGAGTTTAAATCGGTAGTTGGTGGTGTTTTATAATTCACGGTATTTCCTGGTATATTTGTTGTATTTTCAATATTGTAATTTAAATATTTTTGGTATGATTCAGTTTTAAATAATAATGTGTCAATTTCACTAACCTCATTGTTGTGTATTGTTGTATATATGTTTTTTAAAAAATCACATAATTCTTTAATTTTATTGGCCGCATTTTTTGTTTTAACTTCATTCCCATTTGTTAAATCTGTCACAAATAAATTATACTTACTATCATCTAAAAAGTAATCAGACATTGACAAATAAAATCTATTAGCTTCTTCACCAGGAAAAGGATTTTTATAATATGATGAGGTTGATGTTTTTGGATCGTACTTACTTGGTTTTAAAATAAAAGCTTCTAAAAACTCATAGAAGTTTTTTAATATATTTGACACACCTAACCTATAGGATAAATCCAATTTACCACCCTGTTTAAAATATGTATCACCACTTAAATCATATGATTGTGGTTCATTATTTTGTGTTAACACTCCGTCAAGTTTATTCATCACAACGTCCATCTTTCTTAGTGAATATATTAAATTCTCTTCAACTTTGACAATTTGATTTGAGGTTGTTGTTATTACTTCTTTTAAAAATTCCTTTCTTGTGTTTACTTTGGTGATTAATTTTTCCGTTACCTCTCGTAAAACTTTTTTATCCATAGATGGATTAGATTTAATAGCCATCGTAATTGGGTCTTTATTATCGGTTACATCTTTAACTACGTCTTCAACTAAATCATCCACAAATTTTTCAAAAGAATTAGGTTTACCATATAACTTAGTTGGTCTTGGTGATAGTATCCCGGTAGTAAATTCGGATATTACACCATCAATATAATTTCTTTTACTATTAGTTAATTGTACAATACCGTAGTTTGTTGTTTTTAATAATGTACTTAATGAATTGGGTACTATCTTAAAGTAATCTATAAGTTGTTCATTTAATTTTGTAAGAATTACATCATATGATATTGTACCGGCTGTCACACCATCAATTATTTTACCAATTGTTTCCCCACCTTTTTTAGGTTCTTGGTTTACAATATCCTTTGTGGTTACTTTTTTCTTTAATTCTAATATCCTATTAACAACCAAATTATCTAATGTTGTTTGACTTTCGATGTCGGTAGCTGTAGCTCTTTCATCATAAACTTCGGTATTAGCGTAATAATTAAATGAAAGTGCGTTTTGTAGTTGGTCTACCGGTTCTTTTAGTCCGTGACCACCAATAAAGTTAAATCCTAAACTTATCTTAGCTATCATTGGTTGTACACCAATACCTTCAGGGTTCATATCGTAAATCAACGGATCATACGTTATACTGAGGTTAGTTGGGATTATTTTAGTGTGGTAGAAGTCACCAATTCTAAGTACTAGTACTGGTGGTGTACCAAACGATGTGTTAAGTGCGTCATTTGTTTTTGGTCTACCGTCAGTACCAATAACCGGTATTGATTGTCCAGGCCTAACACATTGATTTAAGAATGTTAATCTGGAGTTTAACCCTTCCGGTGTTGTTGAATGAAAGGTTGGATTAAAGTATTTTATTTTTTCCTTAATACTATCAAACACCATCGGACTTTCTTTTTTGATCACCTCAAAATAATCACACTCAGAAAATAATGTTCTAACTACTTTTTTAGATATCCCATCTTTAATTTTTTGTTGGATGGTTTTTGTTGGTAGTGGTTTAATTGGTTGGGTGTTCACTTGTGGGACATCAACTGTAATTTCGGGTGCTGTGGTTGTTTGTACCGTTTCAACTGGTTTTACAACTTCTTTCACAACCGCTTTTATTTGTGAGATAACAACCCTACGACAAGCCATAGCTGGTATAGAATATTTTTTACCAGCTGACTGGGATGTCATTTTAACACCGTTGGAGTCATAACTAACTATTGGGGTTCTACAATTAACATCTTGTTGTGGTGGTATTACGTCATTTAATTCTGGGTTATTAGGGTCTGGTGTTAAAGTAGCGTCAATAGCTTTAGCTATTACAGTTCCCTCACCAAGAGTATCACTCTTTAAGAATGTGATTTTTCCGTCTTTCTCCCATTCAGCGAATGTTTTTTCACCGATTTTTTGAGCTCTAAACCAACGTTTTACCGCGTCATCTCTTCTTATTGATATGTTTATATTATAATCGTCAGTATTTGGTGATGAAGCTGAAGCTATTAACTTTAATTCAAATGTACCTTTTTGTTCTGATACCACCTTTGTTATTTTAGGTATTAAAACATCTTGGATTTTTTTATAGTTGGCTTCAACAACTTTATTGAAGAAGTCAGGTACAGATGATCCAGAATATGTTTTATCAGTTCTAACTTCATAGGGTGCGTTGTTTATATATGTATCCTTTTTACCAACATATAAATCATACCACTTGTTATATGGTTCTTTACCGTCGGTACCGGTATCATTTTTACAAGTAGGACAGTTATTGTCAAAATAGAAACCTAAATCTATAATGTCATTAAATTCACTACTCACATCTTTATCAACTGTTTGTTCTTCGGTAATTGTTCCATTACCCCCAACTCCATCCTGATTCGTACCAGCGGCACCTTCAGCGTTTTCTTTTATTAAAATGTTTATAACCGGATCGGGTCTTATTTCGACCGCTACTGATTGTAGTTCCTCATCGGTTAATCTTGGACTCTTAAGTATGTCTTGATAAGTATATAAGTCACTTACTGGTATTTGATTGAATTTAGCCGCTAATTCATACAAATCATATTTAACACAACCAGCGAAAAATGAATCCATTATTGAATCAATTCGTTCTTTTGGTATATTTTTTAATTGTTCCGTAACAATTTTATTCATTATTTGGGGGTGGTCAACAACTATTTTCCAACTAATCGTTCCACTACGACTTGTGTTTTTATATGTGTATATTGGTTCAGGTCGTCCAAGGAAATTTGTTTGATTAAAATCAGGTTTACTATCATCGGAGAATTGTAAATCATACGGTGGGAACCACATGATTCTACCCCCATTTGGTCCTTGTTCACAAACAGGTAATTCACTAACGGTGTATCCCGGTTTATCTGAGGTTCTCCAAGCTAAATTCTCAATCGAGAACATATACTTTTTAACTTTATTATCAATAATGTTAGTTGATCCTGGATTTTTTAATGGAGCTATATTTAAATTGTATGTATTATCCAACACAGAGTAACTAAATCGTCTATTGGCTATTGTTATACCTTCAGTCTTTTGTAAGTCATCATATGTAAAATACGGGGTATCTTTAGTGAAAACTCTACAATACTCAATACCCTCCTCAACACCTGTTGTGTCGTTTGTATATGAAAGTACTTGTGATCCTTTGGTTAGTTCCTTATACCCATCGTTAAACACCTTTGAGACCTGGTTAATTGCGTTACCCACATGTTTTAATCTAGCTATACCAGAAACGTTATCAGCTGAGTCGATTAACCTTTGTGTGTTATCCAAAATGGATCCTGGTTTAAATTCACCCACTTCGGTAGATTGGTACTGATTATACTGAGTGGTTAAACTTTCAAACCCAGGATCTAAACTACCTTTCTTACCATTTTTACCAACTCTAAGTCCAGCGTCACCCTTGTACTTTGGTGATGTCCAAACCATTTGACCGGTAATACCCCCATCGTTAGAGTACGATTTACCTTTTAATCCGAAGTTTAATTTACTTTCATTACCTTCATATAAAATACCAAGTTCAGATGGACCGTATACTAATGATTGGGTTTGTTTACCAAATCTATCTACGGGTACCTGATTAGCTGGTGATGTTATTTGTGAAGGTTCAGCGTCTTGACTACCGACATAATACCCACCGGTATTTGGTCTATCTTCATCAAATAAACGACCAATAGCGGTTGTTAGTCCTTGGGTTAGTCCTCGGTTATAAGCTGGTTTATATCTATTATAATCTAAACTTTTAAATAATACAGATCGTTGACCGTTACCTGTATTTTGTACGAAAGTCTCTGACGGGTTTCTAAATTTGTTTAATACCGGACCTAAGAATCCACCTGTGAGTTTATTCACCACACCAAGTGCTGATTCAACCTGGGGACTTTGTATTGGGTCTGGGTCATTAAAATAATCACCAGGAATAAATGATACCGGAAAATAAGTTCCAGTCAATCTATTAGCTAATGATACAGCAGCTAATACTGGTGATTCGGGTACGGTAATTTTCCAATCCTTATCAAAAAAAGGTTGTTTACCTGTCGCCACCATAGCAGCTGTGAACGGATCTTGTAATGTGTCTAAATTAAATCTACCTACAGTAGCTTGTGATATTTCAGCGGCAATCCTTTCTTGGAAAGCACCCTTTAGTTGTGTTGATCCTATTTTAACAATAAAACTATCTTGTGATAACAAACCATTAGATCCTGTTGGGTTGTCCTGGAATATCATTGAGAACGTACTGTACGATGAATTGATAAACATGTCGGCGTACGGTAGGAAATATTGATTAACGTTATAGTTATCTGTTACAATATATAAATCTTTATACCCATCTTCTGGACCAAATATGTTTTTTACATAAGCTGAATCAATAAAAAATTCATTAACCAACTCTAGATTTGAGTCGTTTATATCGTAAGGACCTTGATTTGGGTCAACGGGTAATAAATTATTGACATTTATTGGGTTATCAAACCCACCATCGGGTCCATACTCATTTAGTGGGTAAACCGAATTAGCGAATTGATTTGTGGATACTAGATTGTTTGGTGAATCAACAACACTAAAAACATTTAAATTTGTTTGTTGTACAACGTTTGTTACCGGACCAAAAACCCCAGTAACAGAGTATGGTGGTAAGTTTTTAACTAATAGGTTATTCCTAAAAGATTCTGTTGATACAAATGATAGTGAACTTGACATTCTCCTTTTATTTTATAAATACGATTTGGGTTCATTTTTTAATGTTTGATTAGTTTCTTAATCCACTATCTTTCACCTCAAACAATTTATTTAACCAAGATTTTCCTTCAGCTGTACTTAACCAGTTGTTAATTGTGTTTTGGATCTCGGTTGTTGACATGTTTGTTAATGTACCGGAACCTGTTATTGTTATGTTAGCGTTAACTGTTGATTTTGTTATTATCTCTTTCTTTTCAATAACTTCTTTTTTTGCATTCAATTCCTCAACAATTAACTCAGCTTGGGTTTTTTTTGGTTTTGGGTTTAATTGGTTTTCGTACGTTTTTGTTAACTCTTGTCGATATTCTTTGATAAATTCGTCAAACTTATTTTTAACACCCGTTTGGAAATTTTTTTCTAAATTACCCATAGATGTGAAAGCGTTTTTAAAAGCTTCAAAAGATCCTGTCTCATCTCCTTTAGCTAATTTTAAAGCCGCATCTTCTAATAACCCACTAAACTGATCAACACCAGTTCTAATAGTTTCTGTTGTTACATCTCTGGTAGCTATTTCGGTGTATTTTGTTTGGACTTTAGTTAAAGCATCAAAAACACGTTGGACGGGTGCTGCGGTAGCTTTACCAAGTGTTAATTTACCCAACAAAGAACCAAGATTAGCGTTTATAGCGTCTAATGTGTTTAATTGATCATAAGCTAATTCCTCCAAACTTTTATTTTGGTCGGCAGCTTGTTCTCTTAGTTGTTCAATTTCTTGTGGTAGTAAATCTTCCACTTTTTTAGTGACTTCTTTACCTTGTTCATCCCTAACCTTAATAACCGCGGTTCCACCTGATAGTGTTGCTAATGAAGCGATCATTTCTCGAGTTTGTTCGTCTTCTGTACCAACTAATGATGGAAATTTAATCTGTTGTAGTTTTTTATCGAAGTCGGCAGCTCTTATTGACATTTTTGTCAATTCTGAAGCTGGTATATTCAATTCACTAGCTATTTCCCTAATCCTACTTTTAGCACCTGGTAATATTTCAAATTGTTGGGTTTTTTCATTAAACGTTGTCCATTCTTTAGTAATATTAACTAATTCCTTTTCCAATTGTTCTGGGTCATTACGTGCTAAATCCATAGCTCTTAATGGGTCTAAAAGACCATTAGCTGTAACCCCCAATCTTTGTAACCCAGCTGCCAACTCAATCGCACCTTCCGGGTTAAATACCTTCTCAGCAATAGCAAATACGTGTGACATATCAACACCTAGTCTAGAAGCTTGAGCTGCCATCTTAGCTAAACCTTTAACACCGTTTTCAAAATTGTAAAGATTCATTTTGTCTAGATTAGTCAAAACACCTTTTGATACCGCTTGTACACTAACACCCACGTTTTTAGCGTAATCAATAACTTCCTTCATTCTATCACCAGCGTCATATATTGACACACCAACGTCTCTAAAACTAGACGCAAGTGTTGTGATATCTTCACCGGTTAACCTACTTACCGCTGATAACTCAACAACGGCCTCTTTCCCAACCATAGCGTTTGTCCCTAAACTTTTGGTAATGTCTATTACGGCTTGGGTAGATTCTTCTTGACTAAAACCCATTTTAATCAATTCAGGTGTGGTGTCAGCGATTAATGTTTTAAATTCACTCAATCTTTGTTTACTTACACCAAAAGCGTTTTGTATTTTTGTGGCTTCTTCATCTAAAAATTTTAAGGAATTAAGTTCGGTAATTGAGTCAGCTGATATCTCAAGTATTTTTTCCATACTTTTGGTTACATTTACCAAATCACCCATACTACTAACGAACGATTGATTCAAATCAAAAGCTCGTGACATTGTTGATTGGTATTTTTGATACCCTTTAAATTTCTCAAATTCTGGATCTAGGGTGGAAGTACTTGATATAGCCATTTAATAATATTTAATGATAAATATTTTTAGTTTCGTTTTCCTTCATTAAATATTTTTTCAAGAAGATATTTACGAACATACGTTGGGATTTTAAAGAATTCACCGTACTGTACTCCCAGGTGTTTGGCAAGATAATAATATTCGTCTAATATAACTTTTGAGTAATCAGAAGAAAGGCCGAAAAAATTCCACCCCAAAGGCAAGACTCACGGTCACCTTTTCTCCAGACGGGGCTACAATTTCTTTTTTTAGGTCTAATCTTGGTTCGTTGTCTCTTAGAAAATTTCTAATGTGTTTTGAATCTCCGATTGGCATATTTTCACAGAATGTGGATATATCGTTTCGATCTGGATTACCATTTAACTCCACAACCATTCTATTTAATCTTGTGGTTACTGTTGGTGTTACACGACCAGCTGGGTAACTATCTAGAATTTTATCAATTTCAATTGTGTCATAAAGTGACAAAAATTTAACTTTAACCGTATTCTTTGAAAATGGTAATGTTAGGGTAAATGTACCGTCATCATTTGGTTTCTCTTTAGATTGAACAATATTCATCCTATCTAACATTATTGATGTTTCAAATTGTTTACCGGTTTTTGGATCCTCAACACTTAATTTATATTCAGGACCAAATGATGTATTTCTTAAAAATATTAATATTGATTCAACGTCACCTTCTAAAAGTTCTTCGGGTCTAAGTTCTCTCTCATATAACTTATTTCTAAGTAATGGTAAAACAATAGCTTCCTTTATTGATTTACGACTATCGTTATTTAGTAAAATGTTTTCATCTGAAGCTGTTAGATATCCAATCTTAACACTTTTCTTTTTAGATTTATAAAATATTCCACCAGAAGGTAATTCCAACACGTCGTGTGGAAGATTAAAGTCAGTCTGACCGTAATTAACTATATCATTTGTTTCCATTGTTATTTGAAATTAGGTTTTATTATAATAAAAAATCCGCATACACTAATATAGTACACGGATTTCAATATAAGTAAATATTATTTAGTAAACTAATATACAACGGTCCATACGGATACTAGCTGAGATTCCAGCTATTTTGTCACTTGAATAATCTAGTGTTCCACCATCGTAACCAAGTAAGAACGCTCCCTCCAAAATCCACTTTTCAACCACAACTCCAGTTGGGTCTAACATTTCAAGATCAACATTCTTTTTGTAACCAGCTGCGTAACCCATACGACCTGTAACTGATTCAGCACATAAACGAATCCATTCCATAACCGCTTGTGAAGCTGAAGGTCCAATTGGATCTCTAAACTTAACGGGGATTTCTTCCCAGTTGAATCGTCCAGCTACATATGTTGAGGTATTTAAGAACGGGATTTCAGTCGAAGCTATTTTAAGTTTCGGTCTTGAAGTACTCTCTACGTACCATTCATTGATACCTAAAGATGATGGGAATCTAAGAATCCAACGGTTCTCACGTTTAGGTTCATAGGGTATAGGCATTTTCATTAATAAATCAGCCATAGTAAATTTTTTTAGTCTTGTTTATTTTCATATAATAAATATACCAAAAAAATTTTTTATTCTATTGACTTTTATTTTTTTTATTTATATAATTGCCAGCAAGCTAGCTTTTTATATTAATAATAATTAGCTAGCTGCTAATAAAAGATATATAAATATAATAATTAATTAGCTAGCTGCTAATAAATTATAATAATTAATTAGCTTTTGCTAGGTCAATCTTAACTTTTTTACCGTTTTTTGTGTGGTAAATACTAATATTGAAGTCCTCCCGGAAAATTTTATCTCGAATTAAATTAACATTATCTATATCATCATCTGAAAATCCTATTGATGGTTTAATGTTAAAATCCAAATTAACGTAAGAAACAAGACTAATCCTTACTTTTTTTGATTGTTCCTCAATGTAATTTAAAAAATCATTCATCGCTTTAACTTTACCCTCCGATGGATCCGACATTGTACCATGTAGATAAGTTATTGGGTAGAACCTACACTTATCCAAATAATCCTTAATTAACCAGTCATAATCATTATTAAATTTTGAGTTGGTTATTATATGATACCCAATTAGATTATTTATCAATTTATCCCTGTCAATTCCCTCGTATGATATATCTATAAGATTTTTTATACCATTTTTAATTGTTTCTGGGTTGTGACCCCTAGCAGTAATAATTGAAAATATTGATCCGTTGTTTATGGCCTCAACAAAGTCTTTCCAAATATCTGATGAAGCTATCTTAGCTTTCTTAATGTCCATCATAAATCTATCGTCACCGCCCTGTAGGAAATCCCTAAACGGTTCATTATCATACCCAACAATTAAATTACCATTAAATTTAAATTGTCTTTTACCGATTATAGATTTCTTAAACGAGTATTCATATGTTGGCATACCAACGACACGATCATCCTTTGTTTTCAAATAAACCATTGTTGGCATTTTTAATATATTGTCATCCCAATCAAAAGCGTAATACTTCAATCCAAAATCGGTGATATTTTTCATAAATTAATTTTAAAGGTTAACAAATATAAATAAAAAAAGGGAGATAATCAAATATCCCCCTTAATTTTTTTAAACTATTTGTTTTTTATACATCATCAAACGAAGCTCCGGTTGGTGTGATATAGAATGTTATATCAATAAACTCAAGAGATCTTGTTGGTTTAATGTATATTTTACCAGTCATCTGATTTCTATCTAAGTCAGAAGTATCTGATGATACTGTAACTCGGAAGTCATATAAACCTCTATCTCTTCTAATTGCGTCTAAGATTGGATTTACTGAGTTTAAGAAATCTTGTCTAACTTGTTCATCGTTTTGGTCAAACAATAACCTTACAGATACCGCAGAAATCAATTTACGTGCTTGTAGTAGTAATCGTCTAACGTTAATTCTATCAAGTGCTGATTCACGTACCTGTAAAGTTTTATTACCCCATATAACTGTACCAACATCAGCGAAGGTAGCGATTGGGTTAATTCTACCCGTATATAACACGTCTCTATCTTCTTGTGTTAATTTTTTACGAGCTTTAATTGAGTTAACAATACCTCTCGTGTAACCTGCCGCTGCGAACCATGGGAACGCTATGTTGTCAGTTAAAGCTAAGTTTCTTGTAACCTCAGCTGTAGGTGGTATGTAAATTTGTGTATTGTTTACCGTATCTCTTGTTAATACCCAAGGGTAATAAGTAGCTGTGTAATTCGAATCAAGTCCGATTAACTCAAGATTATCAACCGCTTCCTGTGGGTATATTAATCCATCCGTTCCGGTGGTTGTTGGTAAATATAAATTATAATCTGGTGTTGTTGTGATATACAAAGAGTCCGCTCTGTCGTTCTCGATCATATCTATCGCTGACTCAACCAAATTACTATTATTTACATAATCAATACCAGGGGTAACAAATACATTAATGTTAACAGATTCTGGATTGGAGAATGTTTTAATACCTAATAGGTAAGCGTAATAATCTGTGTTAGCGAATTCAGTTGTACCATCACCAACAGAGATTTGTTTAAACGCTCCCCATCCAGATGCGTTAGGGTACCTATCACTAGGACAAGCTCCATTCAAGAATCCGGATTTACCTAAAACAAACTCATCCTTATTTGTTCTATATTCTCTATAGATATCCCAACCATCAAAACCACCTTGTACTAATAAAGTAAATTTACGAGCGTACAGTCTATAATATGGGTTTGCGGTATCTGTTGGTTCACTACTAAACGAAGCGTCACCAACATAGAATCTAGGTGTTCCACTTGTTGAGAATCCGTTTGAGATTGTAATTCCACTAGCGTTTTTATCCATGTGGAATCCTTTACTTAAATAGGACCACTCAACACCATCAATGTCACAAGAAGAACTAGGATTTCGTTTACCTTTATATTCGTAGTAACTACTGTCATACCCAAAACTATTTGAGATACCTAGATATGTTCTTCGAATATTATCACCAGGTTCTGTGGTAGCGTCATCATTACCATTAGCAAATCCAAATGGTGGGTTAAAGAAAACTTCACCAGGGAAGAAATATTTTGTTTTGATGATAGGGAATGGAGATCTAACACCATCGTACTGACGGAAATTATACCCATCAAAACCACAAGGTAGTGAATCATTAGGTGCGTCCTCATTAATCTCAATCATTATGTATTTTGAATTTAATTCGTACTCACCGTCAAGTGTACCAATTTTTTTAGCTACAAAACTATTTTCATTTGGATTCATTGAACAGTTTGTGAACTTTTCTAAAACCACGGGGTTTGAATCCGTATCATAGTAATCCCTAACTAAAACATCAAATGTTAAATTATTAAATGATATATTAATAATTGATATTTTTACTTGTGTATTCGCTGCGTCACCATCAGATACTGTGTAGAATTTAAATAGATTATACACTTTAGTACCCCTCAATTCGGAAACAACCCAAGGTGAGTTAGCTGATTGATATCTATCTAAATACCACCCTATTGAATCCGAAGTTTCACTTTGAGCTGAATCTAAAGCTACTAATTCAGAATTAATACCCCTAATGTATCCTTTTCTAAAACCAAAGTTCAATAAAGATTGGAACCTCTCCTCTAAAAATACAGGAACAACACCTTTAGGTTTACCAAAGTTGTCGGTACCAAATACTTTAGTTACGTAGTTTGAGTCAGATATACTGAAAGATGTTTCAAATGTAAAGTTAGTTCCATTATCATTTGTTACATTGACAGCAAATGGTAAATATGGATTTTTGGTAGCTCCAGAATAAATCCCAGATACATTTAAAGTTACGTTATTAATGTTTGAAACTTCATAACCTGGGTTTTCACTAGATGTATAATTTGATAAACCTCTAGATCTTAAAGTAGCGATAACTAAATCATCATACTCAGTATATGAAGTACCGGTATATGTGTAAATTACACCAATCAACGAACCAGTGTAACACTCAACAATTAGTGGAACTGGTGTAGCTGTTGGAACTGGGGTCGGAATAGGTGTAACACAAGGGTCTGGTGGTGGTGGGGGTGGTGGTACAGGTTGTGTAGTTGTTGTTGTCACAGGTGTAACATTTGTTAATCCAGTAATATATGAAAAGAATGAGAATCCTGAATACTCACCATTACCTGTATTATCAAATTGTGAATAATACCAAGGGTCGTTAAACGCTGATTCCAAATCAGTATCATTTAGTGATACATCAGGAACACCATATACATTTGTTTCAGCTGTAAACACAGGTGATAGTATATTATAATCCTCAGTATCAATTGATCCGAAGTAACTAATTGTTGTAGCTTCAGCTAATGACTGATCGACAGATCCTATAACGTCATATATTAAATCATTTAAATAATCGTTTATTGATGAGGTGGACCCGTTGAATTGTTCAAACTGTAGATTTAATTTTTCTAAAATTAAAGGATCAATTCCAGACACATCAAATGTTGATTGACCAGTTGAATTTGTACAAGCTGTAAAATTGAATGTATATCCAATTTTTTCATACTCATTACAAGCTGGTAAACAATCCACGATAACTGGATCGGTACAATATCTACCAATTGTGTTAGGATCAACATTAGCTTTAGTCATGATTGACCAAGATGGTCCAGCGTCATAACCAGATAAACCCAATACTCTAGTTACAAACAATTGATTTGATTGTTGTAAATAAGCTTTAGCTATATAAGCCGCTTCATATTTAGGGATTTGTGTGTTTATAAATTTTTCAGGTGTTGTACCCCCAAAGTAAGTCTGGAACTCATCGTAATTTCTAACGAATATTGGTTCAAAAGCTGGTCCTTTGATAGTTTCACCTACGATACCTAAAGTGGTAACACCGACACTTTGAGCTACAAAACTCAAATCGACTTCAGACGTATACACTCCAGGTGATACAAATACTTTACTGTTAGTAGCCATTTTCTATTAATTGTTTATTCTTTTATTTTAATAATAAATATTGACGTTTTTTGTAAAAACTTTACTTATCAAAAAGTATTTATATATTGGTATGATTTTTTTCTACCTTTTTTCTACCATGGATAACAACAAGAAAATAAAGAACTTAAAGATATCACCAGAGGTACATTCTGTATTAAAAAAATACTGTGATAAACGAGGTATTAAAATGTATAAGTTTTTGGAAAATTTAATAATGGAGAAGTGTAAAGATAAAAAGGATATTTACGGTGAAAATTAAATTAATTCTTCATTAAATATAATCTCAGACGGTTGTGTGTTATCTAATTTTGTAATAACAACCCTAACAAGATCCCCATTATTGATTTGAATTTCCGTAATATCGTTACCATAAAAATCATCATTTATGAATACCTGGTAACTGTCAACATTTTTGTCACTAACATAATGTAAATTAACGACGTAATCGTAAGTCTTCTCATTAACCAAATTACCGACCGGATAAGTAAACAAGGACGTACCTGGGGTTGGGGGGATTTCTTTTCTTATTTTTTTCCTTTTAACTTTTGTATCCGTTTCATACATTTGAAATACTCGTGTTAAAGCTGGTTTCACCTCAAACTCATCTTCATCAATTAAAAATCCAAGTAATGTGAAGTTGTATTTTTGAATATAGAATTTTCTTTTTTCCATATCCATAACCGATTCGTCTTGTATGTCGTCATTAATAATTGGAATATAATGTCCTTTAATTACTTGGTACGCTTGTCTTGACGCGAACTTCTCGATAATAATTTGATTAAATTTATTTAACTCCCTCATTCTATTACATACAATAGCTACCGTATATTTAATATCTACCGGGACTGGTTGTGGTATTTTATAAATGTCCATCCCATGTCTTTGTCCATCCCATGTTGGAACCTGAGCGTAATAGTACATTCTTCTATTTGGTATGTTATATAGTGTAGCTGGATTGGTACCAAATTTAACTTCCGGTGTTCTTATTACCGTTATAAATGGGGGTTCAGCGTTTTTATCTATATTTTGAAAGTCCCAAGACTCGGTAAACTGAGACCAATTCTGTGTCGTTAAAAGTATATCAACCATCGGTACAACACTACCCTCAACTACACATCTTAACTCATCACGTACAAAATCTAAAAACCCCCGATCTAAATCAGCGTGTAATAAACTTTTTGGTAGGTAAGTACCATCCATAGAAATCATGTCAGCCATTTCATGTCTTCTAGGTAATAAAGTTTTCTTATCAATAAGATCTATATTCTTCTTTATTTTTTTAGGTAATCCCATTTTTACAATCCTCTAAATTCGTTAGGTCCAACAGGTGAACCAATTATTGTTCTATAGAATGGTTTATACCCCCTATAGTTATGTTTTGTGTCGGAAACAACACGACCATCATTTACCACTGTGTAATATCTAACAAAAGTCTCACTTTCATAGTACCCAATGTAATCCCCAAAACTAATGTCAATTTCCAAATTCTCCAATGTTTTTTGATACACCGATACCGTAATATTCCCAGGTTCCATCTGATCCATTTTGGTTGTACCCAATGATTTATTCTCAGGAGCTGCTATACCGACGTAAGCGTTAAACTCAACCGGAGGTAGAAATTTTATCCCATCAGATACCGTCTCACCGTACACATCATCAGTTTTTGTTTTTGTTCTATCAATTCGATATAGTATACAGGTGAAGTTCATATCACCAACTAACCACTCCTCACCCATGGAAATTTCAAGGTCATAATCACTATCACCAAAAAATTTTCCTAACCTTGTTATTGGAATTTTATTCGACATTGTCAACTTTTTATTGATAAATATTAAAATTTTTGTTATTTTTAAAATAAAAGGTATTTTGGATATCGGACAACAACTAATAGAACACAAAGCTTTAGACTTACTCGGCGTGTATTCCGGGTCGAATAATTATATATTGTTTTTAAAAAACAAAAAAGAAACAAATAAAAAATTTTACCCGACTAGAACTCAAGCTGACTACATTGTAAATTATTTTGACACCATACCAAAAGTGGCTAGAAAATGGGTTGAGTTGGATACATACTTCGCACAAAAATTTTCAGAGGAAAAATATCTATTAAAGGTACCAGAAAAGGTATACGTAGAGAAACTTCTTGTTGAGAAAGATAAATCGTACCATATATGGGCTAAATTCTTTGAGGAGGATCAACTAAGTGAGTTTTGGGTTCCAAAATCATCACTAATTAAATCACAAACCACAAAGGACGTAACTATAGATTACTCAAAGTATTCACATAGACCACCCCTACAACATCAAAAAGAAGCGATTGAAAAACTTGTTGGGTCCAGAAGATATATTTTAGCTGACGATATGGGTCTTGGTAAAACAACATCAACCATCATCGCAGCACTTGAAACAGGATCCAAAAAGATACTGATAGTGTGTCCAGCGTCGTTAAAAATAAATTGGCAGAGAGAGATCGAGAATTATTCAGACAGAAGTGTTTATATCTGTGAAGGTAAGAAATTTTCAACCGAACACGATTTTGTTATTGTTAACTATGACATTATAAAAAATTTCCACGATCCCAAGAATCCAAACGAGTCGTTAATTACTCAGTCAAATTTTGATTTGGTTATTATGGATGAAGCACACATGATTTCAAATACCCAAGCACAAAGAACCAAAGTTATTAATAATTTTGTGAAAGGAATTAAGTATGTTTGGTTATTGACTGGTACACCAATGACATCCAGACCTATGAATTATTATAATTTGTTATCGATAATTGAAAGTCCGGTAGCTCAAAACTGGATGGCGTACGCCATAAGGTATTGTCAGGGATACCAATTCAGAGCTGGTAACAGGAAAGTATGGAATGTTTCGGGAGCCTCAAACCTGGAAGAATTACGTGACCGAACATCAAAACAAGTTTTACGACGATTAAAGGAGGATGTGTTGGATTTACCTGAAAAAATAATATCCCCAATTTATTTAAGATTAAAATCAAAAGAGTATGAGGAAGTTATGGGTGAATACTATGATTGGTATGATAAAAATCCAGACGAATCTTCATCGTTAACTGTACAGTTTTCTAAATTAATGAAGGTTAGAAAAATCATCGCGAATGAAAAAGTTAACCAAACAATTGAGATTGCTGAAAACATTATTGAACAAGGTAAGAAAGTTATTATTTTCACAAACTTTACAGACACACTCCAGTTAATACACAACCACTTCAAAAAAGAATCGGTATATCTTGACGGTAGTTGTTCAAAACAACAAAGACAACACTCCGTTGATCAGTTCCAGGAAAATGAAAAAATAAAAGTTTTTGTTGGGAATTTAAAAGCTGCTGGTGTTGGTTTAACTTTAACATCCGCTGAGGTTGTCATAATGAACGATTTGTCATTTGTACCGGCGGAACACTCCCAAGCTGAGGACAGAGCTTACCGATACGGTCAAAAGAATAATGTCATTGTTTACTACCCCCTATTTGACAACACAATAGAAGGTATCATATATGATATATTAAATAATAAAAAACAAGTTATTAGAACCGTAATGGGTGATGGGGAAATAGAACAAACTAGTGGTGACATGGTTGAGGAAATTTTAAATCTAATAAACAAACGTAGATAGTCATCTTTTATTATTGGTAATATTTATCATTAATGAAAGTTAATGTCAAACATATTAAATGTGATATGTCTTCGGAAGATAGAAAATTAACCGACGACTTTATCAGATACCTACAGAAAAAAATTCCGATTAAACGTGAAATTACCATAAATTTTGTTGGTGAAAGAATTGGTAGTATGTCAACTGGTGGTCACCACCCAGAACGAGGTATAAAAGTTCTAACAAAAAATAGATTAAACCGGGACATATTAAGAACATTAGCTCATGAATGGGTTCACGAATACCAACGAGATGTTTTGAAACGTGAACGTGGTGAGGATATTGGTGGACAAAACGAAGACGAAGCTAACGCGTACGCTGGTCGACTGGTTAAAATGTTTGAAAGGGACTACCCACAATACGAAAATTTAGTTTATGAAAGTTTATATGGGGTTGAAAAAAAACTTAACCTAATCAGTGAACAATTAGTGATTCAGGAAAAAACAAATTTAAGATCTGAATTACTTATGGAAATGAAAAAAATTGGTATAGAAAGATTACCATATTCATATTCATCAATGAGTCAATTTGTGGATCCAAAAACAATGGACATCCATTATAACAAACATTATAAAGGGTATGTTAAAAAACTTAATGACGCGTTGTCCAAAAAAAACTACAAAGGTGATTTAGAATTGGAAAGTATTATTAGAACCATAAGTAAGTATAACGATACAATTAGGAACAACGCTGGGGGTGCGTTTAATCACGCGTTGTTCTGGAAAATGTTATCACCAAAGAAACAAGTACCAAAAGGTGAAGTTTACGAGAAAATCACAAAACAATACGGGAATATTAAAAAAATGAAAGATGAATTTGAATCGGTAGCTAAAGATCGATTCGGATCTGGATGGGTTTGGTTGGTATTAACCAAAACAAATAGATTGAAAATTGTATCTACACCCAACCAAGATAACCCATTAATGAATACAGTTAAAGATGGGGGGTACCCAATTTTAGGTTTAGATTTATGGGAACACGCTTATTATTTAAAATACCAAAACAAACGTGATGAATATATTAAAAAGTTTTGGAATCACGTTAATTGGGGATTTGTTAATGAGTTATACCTTCTTAGAACAAAACAATAAGATATTTATATAAAAACAAGTATCATGGCAATAATTCAAGAACCTGAAAGAAGTAAATTGTACACCCAAATAAGACATTTACTTGGTGCTCCACAAAGAAGTGTTGAGTTGGAGGACGAACAAATGGACACACTGTTGGAATTCTCAATCGATGAATATTCACAATACATCCAAGACTGGTTAATTGAATCCCAATGGACAAATTTATATAATCTAAACATGGATACTCAGTCATTGTCAAGAGCGTTCACAACTAGAAGTTTAGATTATGAAACAAGATATACTTACGCTTATTCAAAAATAGTTGGTCTTCAGGCCGGTGGTGATTACGTTTTGAAAAAAGATTACATCCAATTAGTACCTAATCAACAAATATATGAAATCCCAGCTAATAGGGAATTAAATGAGTTACTTTGGTTTACACCAGCTGAGTTAAATAACACTATGTTTGACCCTTGGTCATTTGGTGCTTTAGGTGTCGGTGGTGGACTAGGTGGTGGTGGTGGACTAGCACAGATGGGTAATATGGGTGGTAGTTACTTTATGATGCCGGTATTTGATATGTTATTACGAATGCAGGAAATTAACATTCAAAGAAGAATAATTGTTGGTGATTTAACGTATAGAGTTACAGCTTTACCTGATGGTAAAAAAGCTATTCACTTAATGAATACACCAGGTGGTAAGTTTGACTTCGGTAACTCAACACTCACTAGAGGTAAAGTTTGGTATTGGTATTATGACGTTGGTCCTGAAGATAGGGACAAATGTTTAAAATTAAATCCAGACATCATTACAATGCCATCTGACGTACCGTTTGATAGGATGAGTTGGGTTGACTTAAATAACCCATCACAGATCTGGGTTAGAAGATGGTTTATTGCTTATTGTAAAGAAACTTTAGCTAGGGTACGTGGTAAGTTTAGTGGGAATTTAAAAACTCCGGATGGTGATTTAACGATGGATTACACTTCATTAGCTACCGAAGCTAAAGATGAGAAAACAAAATTAATCGAGGAACTTATTGGAGCTGAAGGTAGATTAACCAGACTTAAACCAGAAAAGGTTATGGAACGTGAGGCTTTAATCGCTGAAAATCTAAACAAATCAATGAAGTTTAGAGCAATGCCAAGTCAAATTTATGTCATTTAAAATAACAAACATATCACCAAGAAAAACCGTAATGAGAGGACCACAAAGTATAAGTGTACCAGTAAATAAAAAACCGGTTAGTAAAGTAGTTGACACACCAGAATATAAAGTATCAAATGAAACTTTATTAATTGTTCGAGGTACCCAAGAATCAACAATAACTTTAAACTCGGTAGATAATCACATGATTATCGTTAAGTCATTAACAACGGTATTGGTTAAACCTGACATTGGTAAAATTGATGAGGAGTGGGACGAACTAATGATGGAAAAAGGTTCGTGTGTACAATTATTTTTTGTCGATGGTAATTGGTACATACTATCATCAGATGGACTGAAGATAGATTAAGTCACCCTCATCCACATATTTTAACATAACTGGGTCAGCGTCTTTGTACATGTGGTAAGGACTAACACCCACTTTTTCCCAAAAAAATCTTTCATCTTTTGTTATATACATAACATCCCTATCTAGATCATCCTGATCTTTCTGTTCAAATGGTTGACCGTTTATTAGTTGGGATTGTTCTTTAGTAAAGAAAGATCTATCTTCAGGTTTTGTTACCAATATGGAATCACGGATTTCTGTTTTAAACACAACTAGTAGTGGTTCCACTCGTTTGTTAAATGTAGATACAGCTCTTGGTATGTTGTATTCCCCTAACATTCCCGGATTATTTTCCAAGTCTGACGGATCAATTCTATAACAATTAAGTTGTATAACCGAATCTGAACTAGACGATCTATACGCTACATCTGTTGGTACTCCGGTGTTAGATTCTTTATTTTTAGAGTCACTACGTACCCAGTTATCGTCTGACCAGGATTTTTCCCAACCATTGTTTAATAAGTATTGTTCTTTATTCTTATAATCAGATCTTTCACCTTCTGAAAAGAACAATCTTACCTGTTCCTCACTCCACCCCCTCTTTGGTCTATTAACTTTCTGAACATCCCCCTGGGAAACTTTTGTTCCATTATTAACATAATAAATAACATCACCTAGACTTACATTTAAATTATCTTTAATAACAAGTTCCATGTGAGCTTGTCTAGACATTAAACTACCAGCTTTTGTTCTTTGTGTACTACGTATTTTGTAATCCTTTACGGTTTGTTTTATCCTACCCTTATTAGCGATCTCAGATAATGGTATTTTCTGATCACAAATCTTTTGTAAGTACTCATAGTACCACTCAATAAATTCCTGACCCTTACCATCTAATAATAACTTAATACCTTTTTCTAAGAATACCTCAATGTATTTTGGCATCTTCTTAGACTTAATACTATTACCAGTTAACTTTATTTTTCCTTTAGCTGTGATAAGAGCGTAGTTCTTTCTAGATAAATTAATACACGCTGGCCATTGACCATCAGTGTCTAGAGCCATTTCACCTCTCATCGCTAGGTCGTTAAACTCCATCACATCAGCTTCCTCACCAACATATTCCTTACCCTCAACGACTTTCCAGTTTAACCCCTTACCGACGTATCTTCTGGATTCAGTACCATCAGGTACCGAAAAGTTAATACCATCGGTATCCATCACCAACGGGACATACCCACGATCCATGAAGAAATGGATCATCATACGAAGATATTGTCTACCGGTACATGTGATCATTTCACCTTTATCGATATCAGCCCAGTGAAATACTTGTGGAGCTGATAACGCACCAAACATGGAGTTAATGAAAATCTTAACTGGTAATTGTTTACGGTCAAATGATAATGATTTTTTCTTATCTATTGTTGAATACTCTTCAGCTAAGTTTTTATACATAATACGAGAGTTCCTAAAGTAAGATAATAAACCTTTCATAACTCCAGTCACATCACACTCCGGGAATACATCGTGAACTAATTGGATTGACGGGTATAGTGAAGAGTAGTCAAGTTTTAATACATTTCTGGAGTACCCGGTTTTTATTAACCTAGATAATCCACCGACAAATTCACGTCTTTCTTGTTTACCTGGAACAGCTAATCCATTTTTATATGACCAAGCCAACATTAATATTTTCCATAGAGTAGCGGTACCCATGGTGGACACCCTCTCATATGTGGTTGGTAGTAATGACGCGAGAAGAAAAGATCCCTGATTATATTCATCATCAACCAATAATGTTTCTTCTAAGTCATCATCAAGATACCTCTCAACAATATCATCACCAGTTGTTTTTATGTATGTGTCAGACCTTCTTTCACACACCTCATCGACATTCGGATCAACACCAACCTTTTTATAATTACCATTTTTAATGTTTAACCAATATTCTTCCTTATCCCTATACATTGGACCAATTCTAGTATGGTCAATATAGATTCGATCTTCAGCTTCAGCGTCAATAAATTTTGTGATATACTTAAGACCGGCTTCCTTAATGTTTGAGTTAATCGCTTGAGCTCTACGAACTGAATGTAGTATGTCAATAACATTATAACCCCATATCTGAGTCTGGGGGAATTTCTCAACCTCATTAGCTAATTTTAGTAATGAATCTTTTTGTGATATTGATTTATCTTTGGACAATGACTTACATATTCTTTTAATATCTAAGTTTAACATTTTACACCTTTCAAATATCCAATTCCAGTCAAAGTTAAATGAGTTGTACCCAGCTACTATTGATGGTTTAATCTCGTCAATAATTCTAAAGAATTCGGTAATTCCTCTTCTTTCTTCATCCTCATCAGAACACTCAATTACTTTTTTGTATCCTTTATTTGTTTTAATTCCTATCATGAATATACGACCGTCTTTAGGTTCTAGAGCGGTCGTCTCCAAGTCGAATACAAGTCTAGTGATATCATTGTATTCTTCAAAACCTTTAAATAATCTTTTTTCTTTTGATATTAAGTATTGTTCTACCGGATTTAGAACTAATATTCTATCCTTAGTATTTTCACCCCAAGGATCCAATCCACCATCTCTAAAGAACTGAATCAAGGACCTGTAACCTTTTAATGATTTAACCATGAATGTTAATCCAGATTCCAGTCTTTCATTCCCATCGGTACGTAATTTTTCAATCATTATACCGTACTTGGTCATAGCTTGTTTTTGTAAATCCTTTGACGAGTTGTAGAAGTTTAAACCTCTTAAGTCACCCACCCAAGCGAACGCTATTAATGTGTCTCGTTGGACTGTTTTACCCTTACCGGGTACTTCTTTAATTTTGTAAATGTGATCTGATTTGTGATCAAACTCTACGGAAACAATATATTCTTCCGGGTCGTTTCCTTCTAGGAAATTTTTAATTTCTTCTTGTGATATCATTTGTTAAATTTTGGTGTATTAGCTATCGTAACCTTTACGATATTTACCTTGACCACAAAGATATAATAAAAAAATAATTAAATCAAATTAAATCCAAGACATTTCAACCCCAGTCACATGAGCTGTCCATCTAATATTATCACTAGCAACCCCAGTCACTAAAATTTCTAATTGATCTAAAGTGTTATTTGCGGAAATAGAAACATTCCAAGCAGTATTATTTTCAACGTCGGTACCCACTGTTGAAACCGCCCCAATAAGTGTGGTGTTCCCACCAACATTTTTAACAGCAACTTTTCTAATATAATGAGCTGAACAACCAACACCACATGGGAATGTTGCGTTTTCTTGAACAGCTGAAATTGATACCGTTAAAAATAAAGCTTTACCACTAGGTACTGTTAACCCTACTGTACTTGTTGGGTAATCTAAAAATAATTTAGTTGGTGTTGCTGTATTAGTTTTATTTGAAAGTAAAAACTCTACCTTTTGATTATCTCCCGGATTTGAAAACGTACCTATCGATAAACTTTGTTGACCATATCTGGATGTTAAAGCACCACAACCATAAGCTGTACTATATTCTGATTGTACTGTATTACATCTACCACCAATTATTGAACTATAAGTGGAATTTGAGGATATTCTATTTTGTATTCCGTTAATTATTGTACTATAACAAGTCCCCCCAGATATAAAATTAAGTTGACCATTACCGATCATATTAACACATCCACCACTAAAAATGTAATTTAATGCACCACCGACAATTATACTAGAATTTGACAAAATTGTATTACAAACACCACCATTAATTATACCATATATCGATGAACAACTAATTGTATTATGTATACCACCATTAATTGATGACCCCGTTGTTCCTGTAAATACCGTATTTTTAGCCCCACTATTAATGTTTGAAAAACACGAGGATGATGCTACCGTGTTCCCACTACCCCCACCTATAAATCCATGATCACCATTCAAACAGTTTGATACCCCACCACCAATAACACTATCCGTGGACATTACTGTATTTGTTGATCCACCACCAATAACAGATCTGGATCCTCTAAGGTTATTAAGTAATCCACCTAAAACTGAAGAATGGTTACCAATGTTTTGATTACTTTGACCACCAACAATAACACTACAACCACCTAATGATTGATTACCTAAACCATTACCAACAAATGAATATTGACCGCAAGATTGATTACAATACCCACCAACAATTGATGAATAACAATTATCTGTTATGTTATTACAACCACCACCAATAAATGAACAACAAGAGTTTAATTTGGTTAAGTTCTTTTCCCCTCCGGAAATGACAGAACTACCACCACATGATGTATTACAAATACCACCACCAATCAAAGATTTTGTACCTGTTGACCATATTGTGTTTTTACAACCACCATTAATTACTGAACAAAAAGAGTACGATGTATTACATTCTCCACCACCTATCGTATTTAATACACCTTCACTGTAATTTAAAATACCACCAGATATTACACTCTTTGAAGTAGGACACATTATTTTATTTTGACATCCACCACCAATTACTGAACAATCACTAGTCCCCCAAATTGTGTTTAAACACCCACCAGCAATTGTACCATTAGTGGATAAGATGGTGTTGTCATTTCCACCACCAATAACAGCCCCTCCAGACGATACCCAAACCACATTTGAATTACCTCCGTTTATGGAACTAACCGTTCCCTCAGATACATTAAAAATTCCACCGGTAATAACCGAACCAATACCATTTGATGTAATAATGTTTCCACTACCACCACCAATATTACCACCGGTCTCGATTGTGTTATTATCACCACCACCGATTGTTGACAAAGTACCAATCGCAGTATTAGAACCACCGCCAGCTATGACTGAACATCTACCGTTTGATGTGTTTGATATTCCACCACCAATTACCGAAAAACAAACTGAAGCGGTATTACAATACCCACCACCGATTGTTGTGGAACAACCTACAGATGTGTTATAATACCCACCAGTCACGTTACTATATATAGTATAAGAGGTATTACCCTCACCACCAAGTACTGAAGAACAATCACCAAAAGAATTAGAATTTACATTTATTCTTTGTGTGGAATTAATACCAGTACCAACCTCATGTAAAATGTCTATCCCAGCTATTGATGCCGTAGTTGTTTGTGTATTTAAATCTAATGTACCAGTTGTTATGTCATAAGTTCCACCAGTTACATAGTGATCTGTATACCCAGTCACAAATCCGGTTACAGTAAATGTACCACCAGTACTGTTTGTAAATTCAACATCGCCAGTATTTAAATCGTAAGTACCTCCTGTCACAAAAGTATCACCAAGTAAAGGCAACAGACTTACAGTATCACTAAACCCATCATTTCTAGTTATTGTCAAATCCATCGCTGGAGTTTGGAATGTTAGTCCAGTGAAATATGTGTCAGTAAATCCAGTTATGAGAAAATTACTACCATCATTATTTGTTAATGTTAATTCTTCGGTAATGTCATTATATGACCCACCGACAACGTATTGGTATCCAGGTATAGTTATCGTACCACCGGTTGAGTTATTTAATTGTAGTAATCCTGAAGATGGGAAATATGTCCCACTTACAATATCCCCGCCAGAAGTAACCCCACTTAAAACATAAGGTAAAAACTGACTTAATGGTGTATGTTTTGTCGTACCACTAAATACATCATAGTTTACTATAGCTATTATGTCATTAGTTGTGTAGCCTGTGTTCCCAACGTAAGGTAACTGTGATATTCTTTTATCTGCCATGTTCTTTATTATATAAATATTAATTATAATTAAAAATTACTCCCCAATCCTAACCACCTCAAAATACGGCTGGTTAAAAAATGTATTATCAAATACTGGGTACCCTTGATTACCTACACCACCACTAGCACCACCATGTAAACAAACGATCCCGATCCATTCGTTACCTAATGATGTATATATTTTTGAACCGGATTTTGTTGACTCACCATTCCCGGTTGTACCAATGAAACCTTGATCTAAGTATTCAATCTTTGTACCTAGATCCCCACTACTTGATGTTGTTGAGGTTATCAAGGCCAACCTCAAAAAGTCAGTTCCGTCAGTCATATCGTAACTAGAGTACCTAGCTTTAATTAAATATCTACCGGGTAATATTAGTTCTATTTTACTGCTGGTTGGATTAAAAACCGACGGAGAAGTGTTAATTACGGTATTATTATACGGGACTAAAAACTCAACACCATTGGTCGTATTAGACAAACCAGAAGAACCATTAATGTTTATTTTACAATATGGGAACTGTAAATATTCGGTTATTGATGAAAATGGAGTGTGATAAGTTGTTCCGGTTAATTCGATGGGGAATAGGGTATCCTCAGTTATATTAGTGAGTACTGGTAATTCACCGATTGTTTTTCCTGTTAGTGACATAATCTTATTTATTTATATTGGGTTATTATATTTTAAGTAATTGTTTAAACCCACATTTAGATACGTATCACTGCCAACTATAATTGGATCGATAATATAATATGTGGATGTTGGGGTTACAGTTGGGGTTGGTGTTATAGTATTTGTTGGTGTTACGGTAGGTGTTACAGTTGGTGTTACAGTTGGTGTTATAGTATTTGTTGGTGTTACGGTAGGTGTATTTGTTGGTGTTACGGTAGGTGTATTTGTTGGTGTTACAGTTGGTGTTATAGTATTTGTTGGTGTTACAGTTGGTGTTACAGTTGGTGTTATGGTATTTGTTGGTGTTACAGTTGGTGTATTTGTTGGTGTTACAGTTGGTGTTACAGTTGGTGTTACAGTTGGTGTATTTGTTGGCGTTACAGTTGGTGTATTTGTTGGCGTTACAGTTGGTGTTACGGTAGGT